CCCAACAACCAAAAGCAAATATGACGCATTTCTGGAATATGCATCAACTTTGAAGCCATAAAGAAAAAGTACCACCTTCCATAAAGGAAATAGACTACGGGTTTACCAAACCAAAATCTATCCATAAACCATAAAATAAAATAGTACCACATAACTATGATCCTATTTACCCATGACATAGTGGATATGTTTTCTAAAATCTTCTTAATAGTAAATTCTCTTCCTACATCATCTGGTTCACTGTCTATATTATCTCTCATTCTCTGATACACTCTCTCCATCCAGGGAGTAGTAGGGATGAAGTGATCAACATGAATAATTTCCCCCGATTGTAATGTAATCATGATCTGATTACACACAGGATCTACGCATTTCTTTTTTGGTATTTCGTGTTTGCACAATTCTACTTGACGCATATCCTCATCGCATTTGAGAGCCTGAGATTGTATCATCTCCGCAGATTTAGCCACACCATTAAACCAATTTAAAAAAGAATATATGTCTTCAAAAATATTCTCTGTGATCAATTCAGCTGTCTGGCCCATGTGTAACACTGGACGAACAGATTTGTCGACAGGTACAACCCTTTTGACAGTTATTCTCCACAAATCTGGATACTCACCTGGTTCACTAATAGGAATCTTGCGTGGATCAATCATGGGTCCATTATCTCTTCTGTATTCTTTCTTCGGTTCTATAGAAATCACATACGGTAAACGACGCTGAACAGCCAGAGGACAAGCGAAATATGTTTCTGCATTTAAAGTTTCCGTGTTGGACGTGGCTATAACTAGACGAGCTTGAACTGGTGTTTTGCCTTTATCTGAAATATCAGCTTGAGTAGGTACATATGGTACATTATTCACCACTTGCAACATCTCTACAAGAGATGGATCACATCCTTGAGCTGAGTTGGGGTGTAAATATGCTATATCATCTAGTTGCAAGCACCATTGACTAGAATTAAAATTAGTCCAATATTGATCAAAAGCATTACGAGTATACTTAAATTCATCACCTATAGGCAAATTGAATAATTTACCATAGTGATAAAATAGTAATTTTGTGAATTGACTTTTGGCAACACTAGATCCACCATGAACCAATACTGCAAAAGGAGCCTTACGTTCTTGCTGTGCTAGTCTCTTGGTTTTGCAGTCCGCTCTAATATTTTCTAAATCAGACAACAACTTTCGTACAATCATGACACCAGCGTCTTTCTTTGGTAAAAATTTTACCATAGCATTACCTTTATCAATGCATTCATCTAAATCGCTCAAAAACTCGAAGACTGTAAAACCATGAGGTTCGGGATTTGTGATAAATTTGCTCTTAATCCGTAAGTCTTCGCTTTTCTT